AAGCTGTAGTCGCTATCTGAGTAGTATCCGTAGAAGCTGAAGCTGTAGGTGCTGTAGGCGTACCTGTGAAAGCAGGGCTTGCTTTCTGATCTTGTACGAAAGCCGTAGTTGCTATCTGTGTGCTGTCAGTACTAGCAGACGCTGTAGGTGCTGTAGGTGTCCCTGTCAGCGCAGGAGATACCTTACCATTTGCAACGGCAGTAGTAACGTAGGCCGTGTTAGCAGCCTGAGTAGTGTTAGTCCCTGCGGAAGCCGTAGGAACAGTCGGAGTACCAGTAAGAGCTGGTGAGTTAATATCAGCCTTAACGTCAACAACGGTTTTGACCTGAGCAAATTCATCCTCAATCTCAGTACCCTTGACTCGTTTAGCTGCTGAACCTGAGGCTAAACCATCTTTAGTCTCAAAGTTTGTCAATCGTGTGAAAGTAGTGTTAGCCATTAGTAAGACCTACCTTGTTTTACGTAAATATCGAGTTTCTGTATTGAGAGGGGGTCGCCATTCACTTCAGCTTCAAAGCCTAATTGAACTACAGAGCCTTGGCCTCCTATAGCAAGTTTAATTTTTTCTGTGAAACCATAACCGCCATATTCAGCAGCAGTGTACACATCAGTTGTTATTTTGTCAGGGTTAGCGTCACTTGTTATGTCATAAGTATCAGGGTCATTGTATTCAACATTAGTGTTGTATTCAGAAACTGTACTTTGTTGTACTGAGCCAACATACGTTCTATATACGTCATTATAGTCAACAGCAGTTTTTATTTTAAACTCTTGTCCACTACCGCCTATCAAAGTCACGCCTATGTGCTTCATTAGTTTAGTAATAGTTGGTTGCCCGAAGTCAAAATAATTAGTAAAGTAAGTCAAATAATAACTTACGTTGTTATCTAAATAACCTTGATACACTCCAATTCCGTTAGCAAACCCTAAGTAAAGTTTATTAGTGTTAGCCTGAGCACCACAACGAGCGCCCATCTTAGACCAAGTTGTTACTCGGAATGAGCCATCTTCTAGTCTTCCTCTTGTATCAAAACAATAAACTAAATCATTAGCAGGAAGAATCAAAAGGTACATAGAGTCAAAAGGACTGTAAATACCTGTAATTTTATTTAAGTTTTCTGACTTAACTTGTTTGTTTAAATCATCACGTACATTACTAGAAACGTCAGCAATAGGGTTAGACTTTTCTTGGATTACTCGGTTTAATGAACGAACACCGCTAGTTGACAAAAACAGGATGTCAGTTCCTATGTTCTGTATAGAACCAGCAGCAATACAACCTACGTTCTCTAGTACTTCAACAACACGTATTTCTACAGAAGTTAAAGTCAAATCACCATTGTTGTTATCACCAAGTACAACGATACAGTTCTTACAAAAAACAATAATGTATCCGTTAAATCCACTGATTTGGACTATCTCGTCACCGCCATTAGTCCATATGTTACGTAAGTCCATCTCACCAGCCCCAGAGTGGCCTTGAAAGTCGTCTCGACCTATAGCGGTGAAATATACTGTATGTTTATCTGTGGACGTTCTAGCGGCCCATAGACGACCATACGCAGCATTGACTGTACCAAAGTTCTGTGCGCCTTGTGACGACAAGTTAGATATAGTCAGGTTAGAGTCAATGACTTTTACAGGGTATCCGTCTTGAGCTAAATAACAATTACCAATAAAGTTAGTAGCTTTCCACTCACTAGCTCCGTGACCAGTTTCTAGGGTAGTTAAAGTAGAAGTTCCTTTATAGATACTTCCGTTGCCCCAGCTAATGTGGTCTACGTAACCTGTGTCGCCTACATACTCATGGATACCATCTAAGTTTACACCAGTAGAACCTTGAGTTAAATAGGTGTAGCCTTTACGAGCACCTAGTCTACCTGATTCGTCAATGACACAGTTGTTAGCTTCAATAGCAAAACCAGCTTCTAAAGTAGTACCTGATTCTTGTGTATTTACTCCAAAAAAGCCCGGAGCTGCTATGGAAGCAGATAGTAATTGTTTTGGCATTATACTGCTCCCCAGACTAGTTCCTCAGGGTGTTTACCAGCATCAAGGGCAATAGCGTCAGAAAGTAAACGATTAGCCAGTACGTAAGCGTTAGTACTAGACATACCTCCATCTTCACCACGCTCTTCTACAGCTAAAGCATAAGCCAAAGCAACCACAGGAGCATGAGGAATAGTCATTACATCAGCATTGTCCTCAAGCTCTACAGTTCTTTTTACCACGTTAAATCGTAGTTCGTATGTTCCATCAGGGATAGGCCATACGTCTACCTGTGTGTCACCATTGGCATCAATACCATTAAAGCTATAGTCACAAGGAGCGCCCTTAGCAGGATCATCAGTGTTAAAGTATTTGTTAAACTGACTAGCTGTCTTGTAAGTCATAAACTTATTTTGAGTGTCATTGATAACGTCAAGCACTGTAATTCGATTTTGAGAACCAGTAAGAACATAGTTAAAAACGTCCTCACTAGTAGTAGCAGACAAAGTAGTACGTAACGCTGACCACTCCCAAGAGTTTTCTACAATCTCTCTAGCTTGGTTGACAAACACACCAATCAGCTTTGAGTAGTCGTTAGCATTTACAGAAGTAACTTGACGCTCTCTAAGGCGTAAAAGTATCTCATTGACGAGTTCTAAATATGTTTTCATGTTAATCCTGTTTCCATGTTTTTACAGTTTTTTCTACAGAACGTCCCACTACGTATCCACCCAGCCCTATTTGTATTAGAGTCCATAGGTTTTCGTGGTCTTCTGGTGTCATATTAGGCGCATCAAAACCTAAGTATCTAGCTACGACTAAACCAGTAAAGGTCAACATAACTATAGGTCGCCAGCTAGAGGCAATCCAGTTAGAACTTTGTGCTTCTGAGTTAATAATTTTAGCTTGGTTTTCAAATAGAGACTGATGGTATTCAGTAGCTTTGTCTACAGCAGCAGCTTGAAGTTCTAACAAACGTAACTTGTTACTTAAACGCTCTTCTTCTGATGTGTGTAATTCGTCCACTAGCTCTGCGGCTGGCTTAAAAATACCTGTAATCATTTCAACTACTGAAAATAACTTCATTTCAACCTCTCAATAAGTAAGCAACTGTGCCTACCATGCTCGCTATCAGTATTCTAATAAACCATTCGTTAGTGCCTGAAGTCTTTGCCATTCTGGTTGTATCAACGAATAACTCGTCTAGCGCATCACTATGTTTATTTAAACGCCTGTCATGGTGATCTAAGCGTTGTTGGACAGCTACGTGTTTCTCTTCAATACGTGCCAAAGCGGTCACAACTTCTGACATTTGATCTACCTTACTAGTTAGTCTATCAAGACTGTTTTCTAGTCTATCAAAGCGTTGTTCGGACATTAGCGATTTCCCTATTAAATGCTTATGTTTAGTATGTCTTAGTTACCACTTAACTTTATCGGCCCAATAAGCCGCAGACATCTTACCTTTAGAAATATTCTTAGCGTGACGAGCTTTAAAAGACTTCTTACGTGCTTTTTCAGCAGCAGTCTTAGGGGCTTTACCAGCACCAGAAACACCTTGTTGACCAAAACGAATTGTCTTTACTTTGTCACCTTCTTTAGCCACAACAACGTGTGACTTAGTAGGATGATTAGGGGTACGCTTAGGTTTATTATAACCAGATACACCAGCCCTATCTAAACGTGAGTCTTTCTTTTTCATCGTTTCTTACCTTTATGTAATCCGTGTTTAGCGTGTTGTTTCCCCTTAGCTGTAGCTTCACGTTTCTTTTTATTAGCTGCTGCTAGTTTTTTCTTGCCTGCCTCAGTAGACTGTAACTTTTTTATAGTTTTAGTCGGTGCTTAAACTTCTCCAGTTTTACCACTAGGCTTGCCAGAAGGTGTGCGCCATTTTTGCTTAGTCCACTTCTTTAAAGATTTCTGAGACTTTTTTAGCGCCATGACTTCCTCGCTTTCTTTTTAGCCTTATCTGACAAAGCACCATAATGAAATAACTTTTCACTAGTCTTGCCGTGAGTCTTCCCTGAATGCAGAGAGCCATCAGGCATTTTGTGTGTACCGCCTTTGTAGACAGTACCATCTTTTTTGTAGTGATTTACGCCTTTCACTTGTAACCTCCACCTTTAGCTTTATATTCTTTAGCTAACATT